ATGCTTAAATTCATAGGGGGAAAATTATTTCCCCCCATGAAAGGTTATTAATGACTAAAAGACGCAAGAAGCATTAATGTTGGTGCTATTCCTATTGTAAAAAATAGTACTGTAATTAATTCAACTGCGGATCTGATGTCATTTTTGTGCTTACGATAGTAGCCCATGATTAACTCCAGTAAATATTACTTAATATCTACTAGTATTTTCGCTAATTTAGTCTTGAATAAATTCAGGTGACTGCTTCGTTGATTTCCCAGTAGATCCTATGTTGATCTTCCTAGGTCGCTTCTCTTCGGGAAGTTCTACTTTCAGTTTAATGACTAGTAGTCCATCCGTGAAGTCAGCTCCATCTACAACAACGTGTTCTGACAATCTAAAGGTTCTTTGGAACTTTTTCGTTGATATTCCTTTGTGGATATACTCGCGATTCATCTCGCTTTCATCAACGGTCTCACGACCTTGGGCTACAACGTAAAGAATCCCTTCGCGTACTTCTACGGTCAGATCTTCTTTCTTATATCCCGCCAAAGCGAGTTCGACACTAAACTCATCTTCAGAATGACGCACGACATTGTGCGGAGGATAGAGTTTCCCATGTGAGCCATTGGCTACATCAGAAAGTTTTTCTATCTCCGACCATACGTGATCAAATCCAATAAAGTGCGAACGTGGGAAAGTAAATGCTTTAGTTACCATAACGGTTTCCTCTTTAATAAGTTAAACAAGGGTGTTGTTAGTGTGACCGGAACCATTCCGCATCACGGTGTTATTTATACAAACTTTGTCTCTAGTTTGAGACGATTGGTAAAATTACTGGTAAATAACTACCATCTTCTACCCAGTGCAACTCAACGGTCTTCTCCGCAACCTGCACTGTATACTTCCAAGATCTTTCTCCATACTCAATCATAACTATAACTCAACATAGGTGGATGGGTCGGGGTGTTGTTCTACACCAAATGAGAACGTGACCCGAGAGTTCTCAGTGATGATCTGGTGATGAGTCCCTCGTGGTATCCAGACACAATCGCCTGGCAGAAACGCACGAGGTTCATCTTCATGATCCGTATTCTCTACACGGATCTTTATCTCTCCTAACACTTGAACAAGAAATACATCCATCTTGTCTTTGTGCCAAGGATAACTGTCACAGTCTCTACCGAACCCGAAGAAACAGATGTTCGTAATCGGGTTCTCGTGAAACCTCTTCTCCATCATCTTTACGACTTCTTTTGAAAACGTTGGAGACGATGGTCTCTTGTGAGCGTTCTTTAAAAAGAACCGCATCTTATCTTTGTGATGATCGATGATCTCTTCAGGATGGGTGTCAAGAAACCTCAACGCACCATCCCAGTTCCAGAGATCAGTCTCTTCAAACTTCCCAAATGTCGGTTTACGATATTTTATCTGTTCCGCAGTGGGAAGAGTTTGACTCATCTGGTACCAATGTTATATTTCGGACACAAACTCCACTCGTCTTTCTCCTTGAAACCAATGATCTTGATCTGTCGGAGTGGTGCACAGTCTGCGGCTAGGTTAGGGTCAACGATCTGAACTAATCCCCAGTCTGCCAGTAACGTTGTGATACTATTACGTCTCTGTAGATCTGACAACTCTAGATTAGATTTCTTACCGTCAAGTAAAAATAGTTCTTTGAAGTGTACTATGAAGTACCGACCCTGTTTGTGTAGAATATGACAAGACTGGTACAACTTCTTCTCGCGGCGACTTGCAACGCCAATACGGGTTAAAGTTTCTCGTACCTTCAAAAAATCATCTGGTTCATTTAGGACGATCTCTAACATGTCGTCCGGTGTCCATGGCTTAGTTTCTTCCACCTTTATATGTCCTCGCTTTTATCTCTTTTATTTGAGGAGGGGATAAAAGTGACATAACGGACTTTGCTTTAGCATTGCTATATCCATAATATTCCTTTACCGCATCCAACGCTTCAATTTCAGACGGTTTATTCCACTTGGAGAACCGTTTTCTTTTTCTAATTATATTTAGTAAAAAGTCGAATTGAAGCTTATTGTCGAGATCATAATACTGATTCATGACATTTGCTGCCTGAACAGTATCCGCGAAGTATGACAAAGTGCCATTGGTAATGTAAGGTAGGTATACTTTCTCGTCCTCACGAGTCTGCATTAGATCCTTCTTAGAAGAATTGATTGCAGTAATATAGTCGAAAGGTTTATTAGTACTCATAACCACCCTTTATACGTAATTCAGTGTTTAGGTTTATGATGTAGTTTAACAGATCTGTGTTAGCATTGCAAGCCTCACCCATCACATTCATCGCACTCATATCCTTGGGGAAACAGTGACCACCATACCCATACATACCATCAGGGCCAGGCACTTGTGTATGACTGTCACCAACTCTAGGATCTACCTGCAAGGCATCAACCATGATATCAAAGTCCTTGAACCCCGCCTTTCTGTAGATATGTTCCATCTGATTAAAGAACGTTACTTTGGTTGCAAGGAAACAATTGAGGGTGTACTTTGCAAATGCAGCCTGTTCTAGCGTTACGAACTTTACTGTCTTCAGATTGGGTAGAACAGGTTTGAATAGTTCATGCCAGAATCGCATATGACCACCACCATAGATGGCGAACTCACCTTCCAAGAACTCTCGAGTAGGATCTGCACCAGTAGTACCCTTTAGGAACTCCGGACAAAAGGTCACATCTTCATTACAGTTATCACGCAACCACACAGGATCTGTAGTAGATTTGATTAGGATCTTAGTACCTTCGTACTTGTCCATAACATCTCTGACATTATCTACCGTACATGCACCAGTATCAGGATCCATAGGTGTCGCCACACAGATGATAACACCATCAGGTTCCGTTAATCCACTGTACTCACCGTGGTTATACATGTGACCCATCGCGGGATCATCAATAAACAAATCTACGTTAGGATGATTCCTCAATGCAGAGGCAGTCGCCTGTCCTACTGGGCCATATCCCACAACTATTATTTTCATTTTAACTCCACATTCGCCATGACTTCAGTGAGACAGGCGACCATATTCAATTCATGATCAGCAACAAACGCATCCTTGTATTGGTAATCAGCAAGAATCAATACTAACTGAGGAATGGATTGTTGATCGATGTTTTCGAACATCTGATCATATATAGTGCGGAAGATAACAGACGAATCAATATCGATGTTGTTAGTGACCCACTGACGCATCACCTTGAAGTTCTTCTCCTTCAGAGACTTGTACAGTACATCGTAGGATGCATCTGTCTTGTTAAGGTTACCGATACGGAGAGTACCACCGATAGATGCACGTTGTAGTTCATTGAGAATACGTCTCCAGTCTGGTGCATGTTTCAGAATGAGTTCTGCGACTTCTTGTTGGTTCTCTATCTCGACCTTCTCCTTGACTAGAATATCAGTCACACGAGACATGAAGTCAGAACATAGACCCGCCATCTGTTTTCTAGATGTATTGAACTCATACACACCACAACGAGAGTGGAGTGGTTCAATGATGCGGTTCTTGAAGTTACAGGTCATGATGAATCGACAGTTGTCAGAGAACTCTTCAATGAATCCACGTAATGCAGGTTGGGTAGAACGTGGGTTAAGGTAGTCTGCCTCATCTAGAATGACAACCTTGTAACCACCCATGAGAGATACAGATGACGCAAAACGTCTGATCTTATCACGCAGGGTATCGATGTTACCGTCTTCCGAACCATTGATTAGAATATAGTCAAGGTCAAGTACATTACATAACGCACGTGCGACTGTAGTCTTACCCAGACCCGCAGTACCCGTGAACAACATGTTTGGTAGTTCACCAGTCTCAACAATCTCAGTGAAGGTTTTTTTCAGGTTGGGTGGTAGGATTACATCGTTAATGTTTTGTGGGCGGTACTTTTCGCACCATAGAAAGGTATCAGTCATAAAAGGTTTCCATAATATAGATTAGAGTATACATTGTAGTATACATAATTTTGTTTCTTTAAGTGTACATTGTACATTATATGAAACAAATTGGCAAGAAAAAAGGGAACCGAAGTTCCCCTATCTCAATGGAGTTGATGATGTTCCGCGAGTGCGGTCACCAACTTCACCTTTGACCAAGATTTGTATACCGGAAGGTCTAGTTTAGATCCCATCTCGAACAGTTGTTCGTTGGTCATCTCATTTAGATCTGCGATATTAATCTCAGGTGCCTTTACCTTGGCGGGTTTTACTACTTTTGTGGATTTTTGACTTACCTTGGGGGATTTCTTTCTCAAAGTACGTTCAACATTAATAACGTACATGATACCAAAAGCCACCAGAGCAAGGGTAAAAATTAGACCCACTGCGATTGATTCACCCATGATTACTCCTCCGTTGGGGTTTCGCCTTCACCTTGAAGCGCCTCAACCTTTTGGATCAATGAGATACACTGATCTCGAAGTTGACCGATAGTTGATAACTCTTCACCTCTAAAGCCACCGCGACCGGCGACAGTATCTACAACCGCGACAGTACTGCGTGTTACACGGTTTACTAGATCCATTACATCATTATCCACAAGTTTATTCCTCTTTAATTAAATTGACTGGATTTCTGTAGCGCTACCCAATACTCCATATTGGATTCCTTATTCACAAAATGTGAAATATACTTCGAGGATAATGCCACACGATAATCACCATCCTCCAACAATCTGATATTGTTAATGTTGAATACAACCTTCAGATCATCACACTGAGACTCACCTTCCACAACAATACTAAATGCGTGAGACGTTTCGTCATCATTGTCTTTCACAGTTAACGTCATAAGACCATTATCTATATGAACGTTAACCTCACTATGTCCAAGTGCACCAGCAGCACTCTTGACACGACTCAGAGTCTGTGCATCCAGAGTGAACCACGCATCCTCAGACGGTAACTGCAAGTCACCCTTTGCGGTAGTCAAGGTATCGGGTGAAGAATAGAAGTACTTGATCTTAGATCGACCCGTTGAATCAGAGATCGCAACACTAGAT